TGTGTAGCAAATGTAAACAAGTCATCACGCCATGCGCTATCCATGATCGACAGCGGGCATACTACAAGCACCCTGTTTACCACACCTTGCTTCATAAGAAAGTCGGATGCCCATATAGCACTTGCGGTCTTTCCTGTACCTTGTTCGTTGAAACAAAATCCTTTTTGGTGTATGGTAAGGAATGATGAAGTCGCTACTTGGTGTTCAAACGGTTTATATTTTCCTGTCCATTTGTATTTTGCTTCTATGGGGGAAGGTGATTTTATACCTAGCTGATTCAGGCTCTGTGCTTCTGCAAGCCCCCAATTAACTATTACCTCATTATCGCTAACCTTACGACTCTTAGGTATTACTTCCGTAACTTTATCAGGGTCACGTAAGCGTAAGCGTAACGCCTTGTTGTCTACTATTTGCATTTCTCTCTCTCACTTTATTTTTTATTTTTTCTTAGGTCGTCCGCGCTTTGGCTTTTCTATTTTTCCTTCTTTTTTCTTAAACAACCCCATTATTTTACTCAATAAAACTTTAGGCATCTGCCATATAGGGGAATCCCATAATTGTCTCATCATTTACTCCTTTTTTTCTTCTGTCCGTTTCTTGCTCTATTCTTTGACGGACTTTCTAACTTAGTGCCATCTTTATTAGAACCTCCTTTACTTAACATTTTATTGTGAGATACATCTTTACCTTTACGGTTTATACCCTTCTTGTCGTATTTACGTCTGGCACGTTGACGCTCCATTCTATCTGAATGCTCTCCACGTTCCTTCTGCTTCTTATATTCTTTCTTGTATGGTCTAGGCGATTTTGTATATGGCATCAGTTACTCCCATTGTATACACATTCGATCACTGCGCAGTGTCGTTTACATAATCCACTAGGACGTGCGTTCCACGTATCATTATCGTACGCGATCTGCATGCGGTCAAAACTGGCTAACCATTTATCCCACAGGTCTGTCAACATATCTATTGTATACCTTGCTTTTATAAACTTCTTAGCAATAACAAACATCAGACCTGCATGCACTTTAGTGACTTCAGGAAAGTATTTAAATGTTGCCATTGCCATTAACTCCAGTTGACCCTTGTCCGCGTACTCCGCATTTCGTCCAGTTTTGTAGTCTACCACCCAAGCTTTTGTTCCGTCAACTATTACTAAATCGGCTATACCCCTCCACCAAACATCCTTGTCTTGAAACCCACACGTCTCTAGTTCGGCTGTAAGACCCATACGCATCTCTGTAAACTTCTTACCCTGTCTACGTTTAAGTGCTTCCAGGGGACCTTTAAGGAAGGCAAACTTCTCTGGTATTGGCGTATCGTCACGTATAAAGTCTTCCGCTACACCATGCACTTCTGTTCCATAGCGCATGGCTTCAGTGTATTGTTCCTTATAATCTTTTGCTATCTTCATATGATAGAATTGCTTGGGGCATTGCTCGAATGCCTTGATTCTACTATATGACCACGGTGCTATGCTCAATCACATTCTCCATAAGACTTGCCTGTTCCCGATTCGCAATCTATCGGTAGACCTTCTGCCCATTCTGGTGGTTGTCGCATACATTCTTCGATGTATTGTTGTGCTTCTTCCACCTCTTCGTCCTTGACGCAACATGCTATACTGTCATGCACGGTAAGGACAACTCTATACCTCTTCGCTATTTGTAGCATTTGTTCACCAATAATGCAACGAGCTAGGGCTTGGCATACGTTCTCTATTATCTTACCACCGTATATTCGTACACGACCTCGCCTCGTTTTGTAGTCAAACTCCACGCCTTTATCTGTAGTGGTAAACTGTAAGTCATCATAGCGTAAATACAGACCAGAGGGTAAAAGTATCTTACCATCTTCTACATACAACACTCCTTGTTTGCCAAATGTGTTGCCATCTTTCAGAAACAACTGAGCGTCACGCCATAAGTTCTTAATGTCCAAGTTAGAACTACGATAAACCTGTATTACACGTCGCGCTTCCTCAATGTTCATATCAAACCCAAATGTCTTAAGTTGGTCTTGGAACTTCTGCGCTCCCATGCCATACCCTGCGCCTAAGATAGTAGTCTTACCAACAAATCTCTGGTCTTTTACAATTTCGCCTTCCGCTACATTATATATCTTTGATGCCATCTTCTTGTAAACATCTTCACCATTGGTAAACGCTTGTGTCAAATCATCTTGTTCGGCAAGCCATGCCAACACTCTTGCTTCGATTTGTGCTGAGTCAGCATCTATTATAGAGTGACCATATGGTGCAATTATGCCACGCTTTAGCATGTTTGCATTCGCTCCACGACTCGGTAAATTCTGTAAATTTATCTTATCATCACCGCCCCAACGTCCTGTGTGAGCCGCGTAATACCTAACGGGTACAGGCAATAGACCCCGTTGAGCTATGTCGATGAACCTCTGCGTCCTTGTTTCTTCTAGTGTGCTTTTATTACCCAACCTGGCTGCAACAAGTGATTGAACCCTTTCGTCCTGATGTGTTAACAGGTGTTTAAACCCTTCGTCAGACTTAGCAAACGCCCATGTCTCCTTGCCTGTGGTGGGGCTTATCTTCTTAGGTGGCTCTACATCATATGCAGCAAGTAGCTTTGCAAATTTATCATTACTCATCAGATCTTCTTTAGATGCACGGGCATCCATCAAAAGCTCTTCTTTGCGTTGACGTGTTATGGTAATATGGTTCTCTAGTAAATCCCGATCCAGTTTTAGCATAGGCTCTACGAACATACGCAACGATAGGTCAATAAGTTTAAGTTCCTTCTTTGGAAACCCTTTCGCCATGATAACAAACAAGTCGTAAGTTAAGTCTACATCATTAACTGCGTAGTCTCCTAATCTCTCTAATTCTTCGTCTGTAAAATCTTGTAAACGTTTGTTGAGAGTGTTCTGTATCTCGTCACCCTTCTTTCCTACCTTGTATTTCTCAGAGAGTGCGCTTAGTGAGGCACTGGTTTCTACTCCGTTAACAGCTCTCGCTATACAAATTGTGTCAGTATAGGCGCGAGGGCTAATATCAAAAACCCAAGAAAGTATAGCACCGTCAAACATAGTATTGTGAGCAAGTACCATCGACTGCTTCCAGTCAAACGTCTGTAAGAACGTCTTGAGTTGTTCCTGTGTACCACTTGCCCACTCCGTTTCTCGGTTGTTTACTTTTATAGCGACCCCAAGCACTTCAAACCTAGGGTCGCGTACATACTCTTCTGTCGTTAGTTTCTTTAAAGAATACTCTTTGTTGTAGTACGTTTCAAAATCAAGAGTTATTAAATCCACTATTCTTCTCCTTCATAACACATTCGTATTCAATGCCAACGTACGCCATGTTATCCACATAGTGATCTTTCTTCAATGGACTTGTCTGTCGTCTAGCCAACTTCGTTGCCTGGTGGACCAGAGTGATGTCTCTCGCTGTAAGACGTTGTCCTGTGATAGCGTTATAGATGCGGGCAATATGTTCGTGGTTGTCCACAGCATCACCATAGTCTTCGTTGCGAGTTGTAGCCGTGAGGCTCATTGCTTCATTCAGAAGTTGACAACGCATTGGTGGTTTGGATTCCTCTATAAAAACTTCTTTTGGTGTGCCTGACTCATTAATAATCTTCAAAGCATAGCCATAAGATACCTTACACGCTTTTGCTACTTCTTTGGGTTTTGCAAGTCTGTTCTTAAGTAGATATTTCCATACCTTTTCTTTTTTAACACTTGTACGCATTTAGATTTCTCCTCTTCTCTTATTTGTTGTATTAAATAATCTCTGTGCAACTTGGCATTCTCACGTGCCTTCTTTAATCGCTCAGATACCTTTCTAACAATAACAGTCATTTCTTCTTACCTTTATTGTTAAACTGGTCAGGTTGAATAAGACCCTTCGCAGTGTCACGTCTTATCATGTCTTTATACTTCTTAACTACTTCTGGCTTGAGGTGACGCACTTGCTTTAGTCTTTCATCTTTGGCAATCGGCTTTAGTTTGAACTTATCGTTAAAATCATCTTTCATTTCATAAACTCTGGTTTTGGTAATGGTATTGTAACCTCGACTATAAAGTTGTCTACCTTCACGCAGTTTAATTTTCTAACTATAGGGTCACGCACTTGTTTTAAACTCTGTGCTACATACATACACGTTTCGTGATCGTAGAAATGAACCCTGCCCATATGAACTTTACTTTCCATTATGTCTGGAACTAATAATAAATGCAGTACAAAATAAGTTGTTTTCATGTCTCTCTCTTTCTCTTTGGGTTGCCCCCCTTCTGTGAGGGGGGTCTAAGTTTTTAAATGCCCTACCATTATAAGGTCACAGAGAAAGGAAAATACCTGCCCTTATTGCAGTGGATTTCGATTATTATGAAAACCGTGATATGACTCAACGCTCTCACTGCTTACGTCCTACCAAGGAAAATCAAAAGCAAAACCTTAGTAGATTATTCATATTGAATTGGGAAGTCAAATTCTAGTTGTCTTGAGTCTGTCTCTATTCCTTTCAGTATCTTTTCAATGTGCATCATGTTATCTTCGTTAACCACACAGGCTATGCCTCCTGCTACAGTAATGTCTGATAAGTTCTTATCCTGTAATGCTGTAGGTTTGTTCTTTCCTGATTTACATTCAAACGCAAAGAAGTTACCTCTGTAGCAACCGACGATATCAGGCACACCACTACGTCCGTACCCACCTGTAACTGGGTAAAAATAATATGCTCCTAAAAACTTAAGTTGGTCTGCTACTTTCTTTTTTACTTTTGCCTCTGGTGTCATTGCCATCATTGTTTGCTATCCTTATCAAAAAACTTTGCGTCTTGCCACGCATCAAAAAATGTAGAGTATCTGCCTACAATCTCGCCAGTATTAATAGCGTCTAAAGAAGTACACGTTACTGTAAAGTCATCATCACTTTCATCATAATCTATCACGTGCCAATCTGTGTCCTTGGGTAACTTTACTGTCACCCCATCTTCTTCTATTTGTTTAGTAAACTTTCTTTTCATATCTCACCTCAAAAAAACTGGTTTCAAATGTGGGCAACTCGAAAGTCACCCACACCCATCTAAATTGTGTTAGGGATTTCCCTAACAACATAATGGAAAACCTTCGTTCCATTCCTTCAACGTGGCATCAGCGTGTTCCCTACCCATAGAACCAAACTT